CATAGCCATTGGCAAAAGCACTACCACCGTTAACCGTCGAACCGACGCAAACCTGTCCGGTTACTGCGCTCACCGCCATCGTTGTATTATTAATCGTCGCCATGACTTGGTTCGCCGTAGTTGCCCACGCAGCTGTCGCAGTACCTGTTGATGGTCCTTGCGTTGTAACCTGATATGCCAAAGCAGCGGGCAGACGCTCAATCAAGAAACCAGTAGCAGCGGCGTAATAAGGATAACTAGGAGCACCACCAGTAAAAGGAGATGCAAAATTCAGGGTTTGGCCGCCAGTTGGACCAGAAACGCTGCTCAAGTAAGCACCAGGCTGGATCGCCAACTGAGCGCTAGACAAATAATTCAGCGACGCAACAACAATAATACCATCACCTGCCTGCCAAGGTGGTGGCTCAAACGGTCCCCACGGCGTATTCTGACCGTACATAAAACTCAATGTCATAGAAGTATTATTAAGCTGATTGACCATCGAGCCCATGCCATAGCCAAGACTGGCGATCTGGCATCCGGTAATGTCCGCGCCTTCAGCGTTACCACCGTCTGGCGTCTGCACGTCACTTTCCATCCTGACGCCGTCAACACCTGCGTCAAATAATAAAGTAACACCAGCAAACACGTCATTACCGGCGGAACCGCTGCCGCAATTGATTTGACCACTACGGCTCATTTCAAGTGGTTGTTTAAGAAAATAAATAGTGTTCGCCTGACCAGCTTTAGCTGGAAATTTTACCGTCGAAGAACCACCATATTGAGATGGTACAGTGCCAGGCATTGAAGCAAAATTACCGATCACATTCATCAATGTCGAAACTAATGGTCCATTGTCGAATGGCGTCAGCGATGTAAGCGGTTGCATACCAATATTAGGCTGAGTAACAATGATTGAACCATCTGCACTAAACCCAGTAAATGTATGCGATACCGAGTCAACAGTACCAATTTTAACCCAAGTCCGGGTATTGTCAAGTACCTGTAAAACTTCTGGCACTGTCGTAGGAGTAATGCCCATCTGCGCCGGTGATGGCGCTTGCGCGAACGCACTTACCCCAAGAGTAAGGAGGCTACCACCAAAAAGTAAGGCTCGTTTAAACATGTGTGTATACAGCGATGACCGCTGCTCCCGGTGGAACTGAGTAGATAGTGCTAACCCAAGTCAAAGTATTATCGGAAATCGTGAACGCAATATCAGGACCAATTGGGAAGAATGCCGTTCCACTGACGAACAGCATCATCACATTACCATCCGGTGCATAAGACAAAGGAGGTATAACATTAATTGTTGCAATGGGGAGATATTCCATCTTTATTGCCGCACCTAACGGTGGCGCAGGCGGTGAGGGTGGAGGCGGCACGGAGAGAATATCAATGACAATTTCTTGACCTACTACAGTGGGTGTCAACAAAGTAATTTGATTGTTAGCTACACTAACTAAATAATCATAAATAGGGACTATTCTGTCACCAGTGCTATAAACATTTACATTGTTGCCGCTTAGGAGTCCCACACGACCAAACTGATCCGGTATACCCAGATCAAACACAATTTGATTTGCAATGGCTTTATAGTATAACGTGCTCGAAATAATAACTGGAGCCGGTCCATAAAGAAGACCCGGACCAGTATACGGTGCTAGATTGCACGACTGAACCGTAACAACAATACGGTCAATCCATATTTCACCACTTGATAATTTTGTTGTTGCAGTAATCACGTACGACGTACCAACTACCCCACCGCTAACCTGAAACGTTGAGATACTACCGACAAGTGTAATGTCAGTAACAACTAACATTTCCACTGCCATCTGTGCTACGTCATACGCGATAGTCTCAATAGTTACTCCAGTGGGTAATTGCTGAGTATAGTCAAACGTAATTAACGTCTTTGCCGAAACATCGACGGTCAACTGCCCATTCGCACAGTCACAACAACCATCAGGACCACTAGCAAGATTGCCTACTTGGTAATATGGCCCCATAGGGGGTGGAGCCGTTACACCGGGAATTGGGTATGGAAAGGTCATGCTATCCTCGGCTGTCTATAATTCCAACCTTGTGGGAACATCCATCGTTGCCCACTATAAGTAAACATAGCCCTCGTTTCTGTTCTGGCCAGACCAACACCTTCATTAAATTTACGTCCATGAAATGCCGCACCTTGCTGTGAACTATATCCCTTGCCCGGTTGCAACATCAGACGAGACTTTACACCAGAACAAAGATAATCATAATATTTAGACAAAATCCAATCAGGAACGTTCGGTAGACCATCTTGATTTACCGGATCACCAATATTCAAAGCAACAGTAGCAATCCAATATTGAGGCTGTTGCGGATTTGTCTTAATACGCATAATCGGACAAGATGTGCCTGCGTTTAATAAGACGGCAGAGATGGGGACAGAGTACGCTGGGTTAATTGACTCGCTAGTTCCATCCAACTCGTTGTTAGGCAACAACGCCAAAAACTGTGGAGGGCTCATTGGCAGATACTGAGGGGGTATTGGAGGCGGGAAACGAGGAAGCATTACTTGCATTAAGCGATTAACTACAACCGACGAGCCACAAACTTCAAGAACATAATCGTTTGTGCTTGGGACAATACTGACAACAGTTTCGTATAGCCAGCAATTTGAGCGAGCGAAAAACTCTTTGAGTGCATCAAAGAGGGCCATATAAATAACGCCATCGAGCGCGCCGGGGCACGTCATGCGCGTAGCGTCGATAATACGAACTTGAGTCTGGGTAGCCATCATTACTCCAAGAGTATTACGCCGCCAAGCTCATAACAGCACCGACAAACTTCTGATGGAACATTTGTGCCCTTACGTCCGTTGTATCCTCAACATCCCAGAACTGTAGCAGTCCCGCCATGTACCATATCGTTGGCTGAAAAAACGGACGTGGTATAGGCACAAGATCAGTCGGTGACTCGGCCGAGAATATACCCGGCACGAGAGGATCAAGTGTTGCTTTCTTAGGAAGTGGTTGCTGGTATTTAATATCTAAGAAGAAATCAGGACGTATTCTTGCAATCTCACCGACAGCATTATTAAGCGCAGTAGCAATATTGTCGTCAGAGTAACGATAAGGAGGCCCAACCAAGTCTTGTAAGAAAGACCTAGTTAGAGATAGATAGTCACTTACCAAGAAATACGTAGCCAATGTACACTCACCTTATTACTCTAAGAGTGTAAAAAGCTGGGCAAGAACTGCGCATCTCTTGCCCAGATAGTTTAGGAGTGGGAGGACACACCCCTAATTACGGACCTGCTTGGACCACGATAGCCTCGCAGAGAGCAACAACGCCCAGCGGGGGCGCAGGCAACCCTGCTCGACCATAGACCTGAAGTCCACGCAAGATTTGACCGAACGTCCGCTCAGAGCGAAGCGTTTCCACGTTGGTCAACTGCGACGCGAACGTAAGTCCGTGTGCATGACCGCCGTAGATAACCCACTCTGTAGCCGCCAAGCCGGGAGAACCGGCCGGACCACTAGGGAGCAAGTTTGACGCGTAGATGGTAAACCGATCCACCTGCCCGAACCGACCGTTACGAAGGATCGAGACTTGATCGCCAGACAAGAACACTTCGCGAAGTTCTGACCGCTTAATCTGGAACGACGCCCAAGTAGGCATCACAATCCAGCGTCCAGTTTCGGGAATGTTCTGTTCGTCAAGCGCCTGACCGATACGCAAGATCACGTCGATCATCTCGACCTGACCCGTCGTCGGGTTACGACCCACTGTGCCGAGAGGTGTTCCGGTAACACCAAGATTGATGTTATGGGAAATAATTCCCGCCGCAACCCCACGGTTATTTGAGTCCGCCCATGGAGTAGCGCCGGTATTGCCGGAATGCATCCAATTCAGCACGTCGCTATCAACAGCGATCTTCATCTGCTCGGACGCGTCATCCGCCCAGATGCTCAAGTTGTTGATGTCCGATTGCTTCTCGATCACGTCATCGAGAATAGTCGCGAAGTACTTACCTTGGTCGATAAAGAGTTCGGTATTGCTGCCGACAGGACGTTGCAGAGTAAGGTCGCCGCCAACAAGATAATTGTTGATGGTGATTGTCGGCTTGGTGCGGATTTTAACGCGATCGCCGTAAGACTTAATCTCGCCTTCGTAGTCAGTGTTGGTAATAGCTGCGAGAACGGTAGCCGCGTAAAATTTTTCGATAAGCTTGCCCGACCATATTTCTGGAACGAAACCAGCAGCCACATAGTCAGGATTAATTGAACCAGCAGGATATAGCGGAGGTGTGGTACCTCCACCTGCAAGACCGAGTGCCATTTTGTTTCTCCGTTAAGCCGTATTGTTGACTTAGCGGCGAACGCGACCATCCCTCAGAGCTTCTTG